GAGTTTAGAGCCAGACGTGAGGAACAGCTTGAGAACCTACTTGAAATTATGCGTGTATCTGACCGCTATGGAGATGTCGATGAAGTTGTCTCGCAAGAACACTTCGACGACATGATAGAAGCCATGGCAAGGGCTTACGTTGCAGAAAAAGGTGGCAAGCTGGAGGACGTCATTAAAGGTGTTGAGGCTGAAGTATGGGCTACAAAAAACCCTTACAAACTCATGTACGACAATATTAAGCGTTACCATCCAGACTACAAAGCCGCTCCTGCCAAAGGGGATGGAGAGGGCAAAGATGGAGATGACAAAGAAAAGTCTGGAAAAGATGGAAAGGAAAAAGGAAAAGGACTTGATATTGAGAAAATTGCATCAAGTATTCATGAAGTTGGTGGAGGTTCGTCAGGTACTGGTGGATGGACAGCGGCACGAATTGACGAACTGGATGAACTCGAACTTGACCAAGTCCCCAAGGATATTTATGACAAATATCTGAAGGGAGAACTTAAATAAAAAGGAGACACTATGGCAGCTCATGACCTTATATTTCTTACGAATGATGGGTCAACAAGGAAGAAATGGGCAAAGGAACTTTACCGCGCTATCTTAAAGGCAGTAGAGTTCAACGACCTTGTTGGCACAGGCCCAAATTCCATTGTACAGTTAAAGACTGACCTTGGAAAGGGCGAAGGTGATACGATTACCTTTACAATCAGACTCCCACTGTCTGGTGAAGGTGTCGTTGGTAACAAGACAGTTGAAGGTAACGAGGAGAAACTGAGAACTCGTAACTTCAGCATGACTATCGAGGAACTCAACCATGCAGTAGATACTGGTGGCAGAATGGACCAGCAGCGTGTACCATTCGACCTGATGCAGGAAGGCAAGGATGGATTGCAGGAGTGGTGGACTGACAAACTCAGTGACTACGTCTTTGCAACTCTTTGCGGTGATGCAAGTTACAAAATCGCTGGTGAAACATTTGCTCAGGCATGTGAAGCACCTGATGCTGACCATCTTCTTAGAGTCAATGATGTTGCATCAGATGCAGCAATGACTGCTGCTGATATGATGGATCTCAGCTTTTTGGATAGGATGAAGCAGTTAGCAGAAGTTCCAACTGGAACTGAATGTTACAGGATTCGTCCTCTCTTGATTGGTGGAAAGAAGTATTTCAGGGTTATCCTTCACAACTATGTTTTTGACCGGCTGCGTCAGAACTTTAACGCTGGTCAGTGGGGAGATATGCTCCGCAGTGCTCAGAAACTCGCACTTCCTAACATCGAGTTTGAGTATAATGGAATGCTGGTTTCCAAAAGCGAGCGTATTCGTGTATCCAGCACAAACTCTGCTGTTTACAACAATATTCTTCTCGGTGCTCAGGCTGCATGTTTTGCCTGGGGTGGTGCAGGCGAATCCAAATCCTCGATTATGGCCTTTGTTCCTTACGAAAAGGATGCAAAGAGGTACATCATGATAAGAGGTGGTGGCATCTTCGGTTGCAAAAAGACTCGGTTCCAGAGCAAGGACTTCGGTATAATCACAGGCCGCAGCTACGCTACAAAGCTGTAAGCGGAGGTGACTGATGGCAACAGAGAGATTCGGACACAGGTTTTCTGACAGGTATATGATGGCAGCGTCTCGTCTGATGGTTGCACCTGACGACGATACGTACTATGTTATTCAGTTACCTCGGTATGCCTTTGTCACCGATGTGTGGCTGAACATCACTACAGCGTATGTTGGTGGTGCGCCTACGATTTCAGTCGGTTTTGCAGGTAATGGTGAAACAGCAAACACTGCATACTTCATCACGACCGACATATCTGAACCTACGGTGGCAGGCATAAAGTGCTCCATTAAGGATACCATTGCTTCTAACCGAAGCAAGTATTTCTCCAATGGAAGCGGAAGCATTACAGTTACCATTGCTGCTGGTAATGCTTCAACTGAAGGAACGTTTGAAGTGTTTGCTCAGTACGTTCTTATTTCCTAACAAACTTAACAAGGAGGATATAATATGGCTACAGTAACGGCAATAGATTATAGAAGGACAGACCAGAGAACCAACGTGCTTGAAAACCCGTACTGGTTGACCTCAGGCGAAGTTGTGGCAGTTGATGCTGTTGCGAAAGCTGCCCAGCTTTTCAGCTTTCCGGTAGCTGGAAGGGTTACCATAGTCCTGAAAGCATATATTCAGGTAACTACAAAATTTGCAGGGGGTACACCAGCAGGAACGCTCGGTATAGGTACACTTGCAACTGACGCAATTACAACTGGCGGCGATGTTACAACAGTTGATGTTGATGAGTTCATCACTGATACTGACATCACTTGGACAACTGCAGGTTACTATGAAGTAACAACTTCAAACGGTTCCGACTACGAAGATGCCGTAAAGACTGGTTTGCATCCAGCACCGGCAATCATTACAGGAGCTGCAACAACTGTTCCTTGTGTCTGTCTCTATTTGACTAACGTTGGGACGTACACGGCCGGCAAGTGTCGCGTGCATCTGTTAGTAACGGATATTCCTGGATTTTAGTTAGCCCAGGAAGTACAAAAATTTGACTTTCTGGACGGGGTGCAATATGAACTTAGGTGAGATAGTAACAGAAGTTAGAATTAACTTGAAGGACCAGCGGGCTGATGTGCTGGCTTCTATCCAAGACTATATCAACGAGGCTTATCGATGGGTAGCGGGAGAGACAACTCTCCCCTCCCTTAAAACTCTCTTCACTGTGGATACTGTGCTTTCACAGGCCTACACAACTATAACAGGAAACTTCGATGGAAGACTGTTGTATTGTGGAACAAGTGAAGGACAACTTTCTGTTCTTGACGGAGGCGTTTTTGAACTCCTTGAGAATCATCCTGACCTTACAGAGGCAGGAGATGTTGAACATGTAGCAGTTGAAGGTTCTACACTGTGGTACGCAAAGGTACCTGAAACTGCAACCACGTTGATTTGTCTTGGATACTATACACCAGCTCTCATGACGGCTAATACTGACACCCCGTCTGCAATTCCTGATTATTTGCACAGGGGTTTGTTAGTAAACAAGGCGTCGGCAATAGGCTTTTCTATTATTGAAGATGGTCTTGAGGGTGAAAGGCCTAACACGAGTTTCTATGAGCGAGAGGCTGATAAGGCACTAATGTTACTTAAAGGCTGGGTTGAAAAGCGTCGGGGACACCTGAGACGCGGCGTGTGGAGCGTGTGATGGCCTATAAAACTGTTCCATTTTTGAAGGCTTCGAAAGGTCTGAACGTAATTGCAGACCCTGTACGAATAGTGTTTGATGCTGAGAAAGGTGTTGTTGACCTTGCTACTGCTTATAACATAGACGTTGACACAAGTGGCAGGATAAGTCGACGGACTGGTCAGACACTAAAAGGTGCTTGGGCTTCCCACAGTATTTTTGCCGAAGACGATGTGTGCTTCTTTGTTAGTGGAACAGCGTTGTATCAGCTGAATACAGACTACACTCGGACAGGAATACGCAGTGGGTTAACACCAAACCTAAAAATGTATTTTGCAAAGGCGAAAGACAGAGTCTATTATGCGAATGGACAAGAGCTTGGTTATGTGTTAGGCGGAGTTTCCCACTATTGGGAAGCCGATACTTACGTGGGGCCAGCTACAACTCGAGTGTTTAGCGGCCCACCAGCCCACATCACCATGCTTGAAGTTTATAAAGGAAGAATCTATGCTGTCGTAGATGATGTCTTGTGGCACAGTGAACCGTATGCGTATGGCTGGTTTGACCTTGCAAGGAATTTCATACAGTTCAAAGGGAGTATCCGGTTTGTTAAGGCGGCGTATGGTGCAACTGACAGGGATGCCGATGGCTTGTATGTGGGGACAGATTCAGGTGTAGAATTCCTTGAAGGAGATAATCCTGACACAATGACTCGCGAACAAGTCAGCGACTCTCCACCTGTAATTGGCACGGCTGTACGGTGCGAAGCAGCGAGAGTGGCTGGGCCGGCCAAGACTGGAAAGGTAGTAATGTGGACAGCACAGAATGGAATCTGGGTGGGTGGAGCAAACGGACAGGCTGATTGTGTAACAAAGGATAGGTTGAAATACCCTTCGGCACTCTACGGTGCAGGGGTCTATCACAACGGGAAGTATATTGTACTTCTCCAAGAATAAGGAGGATTCACTATGGCGTTCAGATTTAGCACGAAACTAAGGAACCTGATTCTTAGTGGTGCCCCTTCACGAAGAACGAGTGTCATACTTACAGGGACAGGTATTGCTGCTGTCGATGGTGGTGCAGGAGCTGATTCATTTACAGATACTGGAAATGGATTTGTTACTGCTGGATTTTCAGTCGGTGATGCAGTTCTCGTAACGGGGTTTGCTGGAACAGGTGCAGTAAATAACGGAAAGATTTTCACCCTACTGTCGGTAGCAGCAGGTACGATTACTGTTGCAACAGGGTCGTTGGAAGCTGAGACTGAGGGTGCAACAGTTACAATTGTTCAAGTTGTTGGCAACTCACTACGAGATATTTTCAAGGATGGTATCCTCGAGATATACAGTGGAACCCAGCCGACAAGTGCGGATGCTGCAAAGACAGGAACCTTACTCGCTAAGATAACACTGGGCAGTGGTGCATGGGTAGCAGGAGCACCTGCAAACGGCCTGGAGTTTGGTCTTGCAAGTGCAGGCGTTATCGCAAAGGAAACTCCTGTGTGGTCTGGGACAGGACTGGTTGCTGGGACAGCCGGATGGTATAGGCTTTATGCAAACGCCACAGATGCTGGTGCTCTTGACAGTTCTTATGAGTATCCCAGAATCGACGGTTCAATAGGAACTTCAGGTGCTCAACTTAATGCAAGTTCTACAAGTATTGCAGTCGGAGCTACAATTACTATTGATAGCTTCCAGATAACACTGGCAGAGGAGGGTGCGTAAGATGGAAAGGTCTAAATTCGGGGACAGATGGGGTGCAGAAGTTGAGCGGGCTGCTTTTAACAAACACGGATTTCTTGCCTATTCAATCTGGGAAGTTGAACATCTCAGAAGAAAACAGCGTGGTTCGCTTTACGAATGGGGACTGGTTACGCCGGTTGATATCAGCGGAAATATATGTACAGATGAGGGTCTCAACAGACTCCTCGATGTCATGTTTCATGCAAGCACGCAAATCACAACTTGGTATGTTTTAATTTTTGAAAGCAATACAACGCCGGCTGCCGGTACAACTTATGCAACACCTGTATTTACAGAATCTACTGCATATGATGAAGCTACAAGGCAAGAATATGTAGCAGCTGCTGCATCTGCTAAGAGTCTGACAAACTCAGCGAATAAAGCGTCTTTCACTATAAATGCTACTAAGACTATTTATGGTGGAGCACTGGTTGGCGGTGGTACTGATGCAAGTACAAAGGCTAATACAGCTGGTGGTGGTGTTATGTACTGTGCAAGCCGGTTCGGTTCTTCGAAGTCAGTGGTTGATGATGATATTCTTCGAGTCACAATCACTATTAATGCAGCTGATGCATAAAACTGGAGGGGTGAAAGTCCCCTCCCTTTTCTGAGAGGATACTATGCCAGTAGGTGTTGATACATATACTAAACTTTTAATGCACTGTGAAGGTACTGATGCAGCAACTACGTTCAGAGATGGTTCGTTTACTCACAGAACACTGACTTCAAGAGGTACATCTGCACAGATAGATACCGCACAATTTAAGTTTGGTGCTGCTTCTGGACTATTTAATGCTGGATACGTGTATGCTGCAGATAGTGATGATTGGCACTTTGATGGAAACTTTACGATTGACCTGTGGGTAAGACATTCAAGCCTTCCATCATCCGGAAGTCATCAGATGTATATATCTCAGCATGTCAATACAAGCACACACTGGAACTTTCGTATTAGTAATATAGGTGGCAGTTATTATCTAAAATACGAGTTTGTCAACAGTGGTTCTGCTGTTATAAGTTTTTATTCTTCAGCTATAACTATAACAACGGGAGCTTGGCATCATGTAGCCTTAGTAAGGAACGGAAGTACCTGGAATATTTACTATGATGGTGTTGATGTAGGTGGATGTACTGATGCTGATTCTCTTGTTAATCTTGCTTCTGCTTTGTATGTAGGTTCTTGGGGTGCTTCTGGTGGATACTACTTATATGGCTGGGTAGACGAGGTTCGTATCTCCAAGGGTATTGCTCGTTGGACAGAAGGTTTTACACCTCCAACAGATGCTTATTGGATTGAAGCAGATACAATTACCGACGCACTGACAACTCACGATGAAGCGTCTGGTGACCAAGATGATGCTGAAGTTGATTCAAGTACAGTACTTCTCCTTCATGGTGAAGGCGAAGATGCATCAACAACTATAATAGATTCTTCTCCCAGTCATAAAACAGTAACAGCAAAAGGAAATGCTCAGATAGATACAGCACAAAAAGTACTTGGTAGTGCGAGTATTCTATTTGACGGAACTGATTATGTATCTTTAGCTGATTCTGATGATTGGTACTTTTCTGGTGATTTCACAATAGATTTCAGAATAAGGTTTGCATCTCTTCCTTCAGCATCTCAGTATATGCATATAATGGGTCAGGTTGAAAGTGCGTCAAAACGCTGGTATATTTATATATATAATAATGCAGGGACGTATAGACTGCATTATACAGCTGGTGATAATTCAAACACTATTGCATTTAGCAGATCATTTTCATCATTAGATGTAAATACTTGGTACCATCTTGCAATTACAAGAGCTGGAAGTAGTTTTAAGTTATTTGTAAACGGTGCTCAGATGAGCACTGAATATACAAGTTCCTTATTCATAGTTAATATAAGTGCTCAGCTTTGGTTGGGTGGAGTGTCTGGACAGACGTACTTAAATGGTTGGCTAGATGAGGTTAGACTTATAAAAGGAAAGGCTATTTGGACAGCAAGTTTTACTGTACCTACAGCAGCGTATGCAATACTTGACCATAGAATAGAGCATGTAACTACGTCAGAAGACTTAGTAACAGACCCAGGTTTGCCAACAGATGCTGATATGACTGAAGATGTTAGTATATCAGACATATTTGGGTTTGTTGCTGGAGAAGAATACTACGGAGAAATTGACGAAGATATTGTATTAGAAGATATAGTAACTCCTAATGTTACATATTCCTATAATTTTATAGATGCTACTACACTATTTAGTGGAACTGTAGTAGATGGAAATGCCTCGTATGGTAAGTTATTGACTGAAGACTTAACAACAGCTGATGCAGTAGAAGGTCAATACAATATTACTATGTGGGGTTCAGCACAGTTTCCTCTGTTTGAGACTGCTGCATATACAGGACTTGGCTTTGCTGGTGAGGCAAACTTTCCTGTCTTCGAAGGTATTGCATACGCAGGAGCTCGAAGTTCGATTCAAGAAATACCAAAATTTGGACTTTCTGGTACGATGCAAATCCAGTATCCATTTGGTCAAGCTGCAAAACACCCTAAATTTAGTTGTGCTGCAGCAATGACAGTTGGAAAGGTTGTAAGTGGAGATGCTAACTTTCCACTGTTTAGTGGAACAGGTACGATGATAGGTAATCCACAAGTAACTGGGGATGTTAATTTTCCTGTCTTCGGTGGTAACGGAGGAATGAGTGTAGGCGGAAGATTTGCAAACTATGTCTTGAGGTATGTCAGATGAGAACACTTGGAATAGCATTGAACACAGAGATTGATGCACCATCCCAGTATATGGGTGTTGACTTAAATAGTCTGACTGTATTTGGGGACAAGGTTATTGGTGCTGGAGAGACTGGGATTATGGAACTCAGTGGAGACACTGATAACGGAACTGAAATAACAGCATTCTTTCAGGTTCCTTCAACAGACCTTGGTATACCACAACAGAAGAAAGTTAGGTCAGTTATATTAAGTGGATATCAACATGGTAATCTTGATGTTACAGTCATCTGTGATAATGATGAGAAGACTGAGTACAGGATTAACTTGACAGGTCCACTTGACCAATCAACAGTAAAGGTTGACCTTAACAGTGATGATATTGGAAGGTTCATTGGTTTGCTTGTTGAGAATGTAGAAGGGTCGGATTTCAGTATTGACGTTATGGACTTGCTTGTTCTTGCTACTGCTCTCGGCCCTGTTGTTAGCACAATACTTGGAAAGCACAAGGTAAGTTTCCCCTTGTTTACTGGAGTAGGCGTTGCCAGCATTAGCTAAAACTACAAGTTATGTTTATAAAGGTGACGAAGAAGCTGCAAGAAAGCTGTTAGGTCTGGCAAACTTACAGTTGATGAAACTTCGAAACTTGATGGCGTTCAATAACCTTGACCAGTATGCACTGACAGTTTACAACAAAGTTGGTGCATATATTAAGGTTTCTTCCATCTTCGGAAACGAAGTCGCTGAAGTTTTCTATCCTAAGATTAAAGGCGTTCCTGAAGAAGTACTCAAGCGAAAACGCATTATGAGAATGAAGATTGCTCAGGATTGGACACTTCTTTATGCTCCTGTTCCTGCTCCTGATGCACAGGATTGGGGAGGTTGGCTGGAGTCAGGAAAGACAGACCTTACTGTTGATAACTTTCTTAACACATTTGGTCTTATTGGTTTTGGCTGGCCTATCTGGGGAGATTTTGTTGCAACAAATATTTCTACAACAAATCTGGCTGGAACATACTCAGTAGAAGATGGTGGGTGGACTTGTCCTGGTGATGTACAGCCTGGTGTTCCATCTCCTTTATACATAGGTATGTACTGGATAGCATGTGGAATATGCAGAAAAATAACTACTGGAAATACACAAAATGTTACTTATAAATTTCCAGCGGACTTAGTTCCGGAAATTTCTGCAGTGAATAGTGGTTCAACAGGACAAAAATGCTGGGTGAATGATGGAGGTATTTATGACCATCCAGATGGATATGTGTGGATTCCTTCAAATGCTTATGGAGTTACTACTCCACCTAAGTGCACTTTAGCAAATAAAAGAGACCCTGCAGGGAACGACCCAGGTTATACACAACAACATATAGAAGGATATATAAGCTGGCAGAGTACATATATGCTTGGTTTCTGGAAGCAAGAATGGACAGTGTATAATCCTTCTTCTTATGTAGATAAAGATAATTATGTATTATTCTATGATAAATACGTAAGTGATTCTTATGTATCTACAAGCAGATTAAATGATTTGCCTACTGGGTATTGTAATGTCCATGCTTTTCTGTATGATAGAAGTAACTACTATACATCTCGAATGAAGGAAGAATATATAGGAGTTCTTGGAAGTGGTGACTGTAACCATATTACGTTTCCTTTTACGGTGTATAATGAAAGTCATTTTGGGGCACAAGTTTATGTACATGACCCAGATAGTAATGAGTATAGTGATACAAGTAGAGGAACAATAACCTATGAAACTCATGTCTGTGGAAAGTACGAAGGCGTATACTTTGATGAAGTTGTAGGTACAGCAACATGGACTGGTGCAGGAACTTGGGGAGCAAGTGGAGCTTGGAGTGGAAATAATGTTTTTCCTTGGATGGGAAGAATGTATCATAAATCTGAATTGAAAGAAGGAACAACTGATGAACCTGATAAAACTTCAGAACATAATTTGTTACTTTATAGTTACCTTGTAGGCCCAGCAGCTGGTTATCCAAGTGTCACAGATAAAGTCCCAGGTTGCACAGGAATAACACAGACAGTTTATAGAATGAGGCATGGAGCAACTAATATAACCAAAACCTATGTTGCATCACATCCAGGTTGGCACACTGTTTGGACTGACCCAAGTACAGGTAGACTGTGGCGGGCTTATGGAGATTTATTTGCTGCCTTAAAGGCAACATCAATTAAGGATATTGAACTCGGACAACCTGAGTGGATTGACTGGTGGTATGCAGATGGTTCTCAATTTATAATAGAGGAGGACGATAACTAATGGCAACAATTACTGAAACAATTCCAGAACGTATTGCAACACAAGCTCAAGCAGCAAGAGATTTTATTGGTACAAAGTGGACTGATGCTGATACAAAGGCGGATACAGCTTTTAATACAGCATTACAAGCTATAAGAAATATTGTAGCACTTGGACTTCCTACAATAACTGTACCGACAGTTACATGGGAAGATATCGCTGTTGATTTTTCTATTGATGTAACAAAGCCAGATTTGCCTGACATAGAGTTTAATTTTCCAAGTACAAAGCCTGTAATGGGAGAATTACGTGAATATCCTGTTTTTGAATTTCCTTTAAGTGATTTTAATTCGCTAAACAATGAAACAATTGCAGCTATTAGAGCAAAACTTGCTGCGGGTGGTACAGGTCTTGGTGCAGATGTTGAACAAGCAATTTGGGATAGAATGCGAAGCAGGAATGAGGCAAAGAATTTAGCTGCATATGAAGAAGCTATGAATTACTTTGCAGCAAGAGGCTGGGAACTTCCACCAGGTGCTTTAGCCGGTCGACTTGCAATGATTCAGTCAGAAATTCTAAGAAGTGAAACAGATATAAACAATGATATTGCTATTAAACAAGCGGAACTTGCACTGGAAAATGAAAAGTTTATTTATGAATTAGCATTTAAGACTTGTACTGAGTATCAAAGAAACATAGTCGATGTCATTGCTCAGCAGAATAAAGCTGTTGTCGATGTGTTCGT